GAATTCCGGATTATTTGTTGTAAAGAATGTAAGCACTATTATGATTAGAATTTAATCAAAAGAAGTGGTTAGTATTACGTCAAATCATAGAAATCGATCATTTTGTTAAAAATGTTAAAAAGCTTGCATATATCAAAAATATTTTGTAAGGGAACAAAGCCTGGAAAGTGTCACAATGACACTAAGGGTTAGTGTATAAATGACACTAAGTCTAATGCAACCGAGTGGCAATAAAGATAGTTACACTAATGCAACTGAGTGGCAATAACGATTTCACTTTTCCCACAGATCTGGCAGGGGTATATTTTTTTTGTAAAAGACCTCAAAATCTACATATACTTTTTTCACACAATCTCCATAAAGGCACTTTAGAGACGATTTAAGAGGTTTTAATACACGGGAGGGTATAAAGAGTCCCACCGTTACCGTTAACATCCTCATACGACAGATTTGCAATCGTCTTAATGATCTGTTCAACTACAATGATTATTCTTCTTCTAACTACATAGGGATAAATCTATATAGGGGTTTTTTACAACTTTCTAGATTCTATAAGGGTTTGGCTCGTGTACTAAGTGGTAACAAGTTGTTCTATAAAAGTGGTAACAAAGTCATTTGTTTTTTGTATATTTGCTTATGCTATCTAAAAAAGGCGTAGATTTAAGTGTATGTGCTTATTGTAAGACCAAGCTAGATGAATACAGCAGAACCGTAGACCATCTGTTCCCTAAGTCAAGGGGCGGCAAGTTAAGCAACTCTAATAAAGTACCATGCTGTGGCGACTGCAATAAAATGAAAAGCAACATGAGTGTTGTTGAATTCGCTAGGGCTATCAATGGACTAATCTACTACGAGCATACCAAACACAAAGAGAGCATATCGCATCTCAAGAAAATTAAAATGAACGTAGAAAAGATAATAAATGACAGAAGAAAAAAATAGTATTGTATACGACCTCATACTTTTAGAGGCTGACAGGATCATGTCTAGAAAGAAAGCAGACAGAAATCTATATTACAAAAACGATGAGGGTAAGTATATAGAAATTGCCCAGGGGTATTCAGACGAGACAGATGCCATCATACTTCAATTGCTTAAAAAAAGAAAAGCTAGATATATGATTACCTTCGTAGAGTCTATAGATATGCTAAATGATATAAAGCCATCATCAAATAGGATACTTAGATTCTTTACGCAGCAAATGACATACGGCAACATACTTAAAAATTACAGCCTTAGAGATATACAGCAATGTACGGGCATGAATATGAGATTTGTTATGGGCGCTATAAAAGAGCTTTGCGGTGTAGATGCTATAAGATACTATGAGGAAAAGAAAAGAAGAACCTATATGGTTAACCCTGTATATTTCTACAAGGGTACAGTTAAGAAAGTTTTTTACTCAACAAAGGAATATGACAAACTCCCAAAGAGGGATAGCTCACTAAACATTATTAAACAACAAAAACATGAACTTGATTAAACATGGAGCCAATGTTCACGAATTAATTTTAGACACAGATCAAAAAAGGGTAGCTATGCTATCAGATATACACTGGGACAACCCTAAATGCGATTGGACACTACTTAAGAAACACCTAGACTACTGTAAAACCCATAGCATACCCGTTATGGTTAACGGAGACTTCTTCTGCTTAATGCAAGGTAAGGGAGATAGGCGTGCCAATAAAAGCGATATCCGCCCAGAACATAATAACGCTAAATACCTAGACTCTATTATAGAAACGGCAGTAGAGTTCTTCAAACCCTATGCCGACATATTGACCGTACTTGGGTACGGGAATCATGAAACGGCTATCATCAAGTGGCAGGAGACTGACATCTTGCAGAGGTTTGTTGATATATTGAATTACGAATGTAAATCAAATGTCCAAACAGGCGGCTACGGTGGCTGGCTCATAGTCAAAAGAGAATACTATAAAAACTTGTTTCCGTTTAAAATAAAATACTTTCACGGATCAGGTGGTGGAGGTGTTGTAACCAAGGGGGCTCTTAATTTAACTAGAGCGTTAGAAATGTACGAGGGTTGCGATGTCTTTACTATGGGTCATATACACGAAAACTCTGCGAGAAATGATGTAAGAGAAGATTTAGACCAAAGTCCTAAAATAGGATATAGGGTTCAGCATAAATACATTCACTCAATGATTACGGGTACATACAAGGAAGAGTATGGAGATGGGTCAAAAGGGTGGCATGTAGAAAGAGGAGCTCCCGTAAAACCTGTAGGTGGTAGAATAATGACTCTTGGAATAGAAAGGGGAAGGACTAATGGAGAAGATGTTATAAAGAAATGGGTAGACTCTCAAAGATTGATATAATAAAAACATTTATATTTGCTTTATGAAAGCGGGAGAAAAAATAAAAAATGTATTAAACCCTGATCCTGAAGAAAAGAAAAAGAAAGGAGAGGGAGAACAAAAGACAAGTCTTGTAGATAAATTTTATAGAAGTAAAGCATACGCTGGACATGTTCGTAGGTCTATTAAAAGAAACAAGAAAAAGTTAGAAAGAAGAAATAGCGGTGGTGGGCCACTCTTTAAAACAAAGGCTGGATATAAAAGGTATGATGAAAGAAAGGACAGGCAGAGGAACAGAAAAAAGGATATAAGTAATTACTTTGCAAGCCGGAAACAAAAAAGAGCAGAAAGAAAAGCTAAACGATCTAATGCTGGTGAAGGTGGCGGATTTACCTGCTCTGGAGTTGTTTGTGATGGATAATATATAAATCAAAAAATAAATAGAAATTATGGCAATGTACGGAAAAAACAAAATGAACAATTTAAAAATGTCACCTAAGAAAAAAACTGACAAGAAAATGAGCAAGAAAGAAAAGTTCATGGCAATTCTTGAAGCTGCTAAAGCAAAAGCTGCTAAAGCAAAAAAGAAAAAGAAGTCGTAATGAAAAAGAGAGGAAAAGCAATGATGGCTATTCTTGTCGGAAAAGAAATGGCAGGAAAATCAAAGAAATGTAAAAAATGCAAGGGCAAGTGCTCATGCGATAAATATTAAATCATGGGAAAACAACAAAAGGTTAATGGGCCTGGAGATGGAAAAAAAAAGAATTCAGACCCAATGCCAGGAACTATATCAAGTGTAAATCTTAAACAGGCAGGTAGTGCGTTCATAAAGCAATTTAAAAAATTTCAAAATGCAATGAATACTCCAATAGTGACTAGCCAAAAGAAAAAAAATAAGGAATAAAATATGATTCATACTGATAAAGACAGTATGATTAAGGGTCATATACCCACGGAGGCGTGGAAGCCATCACATGAAGAATTTGAGTATCCAAAATCATTTGTAGATTGGATAGACAGTATTAACTCTGGGTGGCAGAATAAAAAAGAATTCAGACCCTTTAGTCTTTACTGCGACCAAGCCGATAAATGGCTAAAAGATAAATCTACCATCATGGATTTTGACAACGAAGAAGATCAATATGATTGGCTCGTTGAAGAGATTCAAAGATGCAAAGACAATACATTATATTTTTGTAACAAATATGGATTTATAAAAGAAGATAAATCCGAAGGGGGTATGTTAAAATACTCAGCATGGGATGCTCAAAAAGTTTTGTTATTCTTATTTGACTGCGGGTATTCGTTTATGATAGGTAAGGCTCGTCAGATTGGTTTTACAACAACAATGTGTTTGGCGGGAATGAAAAGAGTAAACCTAAACAAGTCTTATTTTATAAAGTTTGTTACACACTCTGAATCAAAAGGTATAGAGATATTCCGAGACAAGGTTAAGTGGACATACACAAAGATTCCTGATCACATAGCTCAAGAGGTAAAAAACTGGACAGATAAGGTCATGTCATTTGACAAGAAAGGTCAAAAGAAAGGTCGTGACGAGGGTGGAGCTTCAAGGTTCCAGGTAGACAGCCCACAAGTAGACGCAATAAACGGTGGTTCTCCATCTGCAGTATTCGTAGACGAGATAGGTTTGTTTGATATCTTTGGAGAGATGATGCGAGAAGGAAGGCCTGCATTGTTTAAGTATAATCCTGACACGGGTAAAATGACCATGCAACAACAGTTTATGGCTTGGGGTACTGGCGGTGAAATGGATAAAGGTGGTTCGGTATTTGAGTCTGAGTTTAAGATGTGCTTAAAACAATGGAAAGAAGGTAATTATGAGTACGGTATTATACCTTTATTCTTTAATGCTTATGCTAGAAGAGGCGTCACAGATGCTCACATCAACAATGAAAGAAAAGCATACCTAGCGCTAGAAGGAACAAAAAAAGGTGAGATAGCAAAGGTTCAGTTTCATCAACACTATCCCATAACTGTAGACGATATGTTCTTGCGCAAATCAAGAACTTTAGTCCCTATAAGCTTATGCAATCAAAGGCTTAACGATATATATGGTAAAGATGTGCCTATTGAATATGGGTACTTTGACCCAATACTGGATATGTCTCAACCAACAGCAGACTTGTTAACCACGCATAGAATTGTTGGTGCAGAATGGATACCTACAAAAGGTAGAGAAGACATAAACACATCTGCAGTTATTGTGCATCACCCTCCAAATGGAGAGGTTTGGAAAAACAGATGGTACCAAGGAACTGACCCTATTAATTCAGAAACAGGTCACTCTAAAATGTGTAGTGCTATATGGGATGCATATACAAACTCAGTGTCTTCAGTTGTTTTTCATAGAGATAGAAAATTTAAACAAACTTACTTGCAAGTGCTTCTCCAAAGTCTTTATTACGATCAGCAAAAAAGAGGAGGCGTAAAAGAGCTTATAGAAAATAATATCGGAGACATGCACCTTGACTTTCAAGAAATACATGGGTTTAGAAATAAATTTACCGCTATGGCTCAATTACCAGAATATCTTCAAACACATTCTGGAAAATGGTTTGGCATATCTAATAAAGCTAACACAGCTCCTAGGATTATAGCTAAAACCGAGGAAATGCTGGATACTTACGCTGAGAGTATAGACGTGCCTTGGATATGGGAACAATTAAAAACTTTTGTAGAAAAAGACCTAAGAAGTTCCACGAGTCATAGGCAGA